CTTTTTGCGAGGGCATCTACAGCAAAGTCAATGCTCAACTGGAGGTGGCATGACTAAAAATCCTGAACTGGAACAGCTCATGGAAGAGCATAGCCTCACGGCTATGAGGGTATCCGAGCTAATAGATGTTCCCTATCGCACAGTAACTAACTGGCGGCGCGGGGCTGACTCTGCTCACGCCAACTCAATGCCAAAATCTAATCTGAAGCTGCTCAAGCTTCTTCTGAAGTAGCCCCTGCGGGGGCTATAACCTTTTCATCCTGCTAACTTCATAATGGCCGACCAATTCGACGTCTGCCTGATCCCTTCTGTTCGCTCCCGTCCTACCGCCAACCTGAAACTCATCAGGCGTCTCGGCAAAATCTATATACCTGATCTCATCGTCATACTGCACGACAAAAAAGCTAGGCACTTTAGTCTGGTCAGATAGCTCATTAGCTTTAGCCCGTTTGTTTACCGAGAATATTATCGTCGGGTATGTTTCGGCCTTAACATTTCTAACCCTGATCTCAGCTAGGGCCACAAGCTTGTTGCGCCTTACCAGTGCGAAGTCGAGCCGGTAGCTCAGTGGCAGCTTCATGTAATCGCAGTTCCATTTTTCTGCGGCAGTTTGCATCACCTTGGCCTCTCGACTGAGGTCGGCATCTGTTTCATATAGCGGTCTAGCCAAACTTCTTCACCTCTCGATCTTTCTTCCAAATCGTTTGAACGCCTAGCTTAACTAAGTCCTTTGCGAATTCTGGGTACGCATCGTCCGGTATGCTGTCTATTGCCTCTCGCCGCTCATCCTTAGTCTTGAGCGCTAGGATGTTGCTGGGCAGCAGGTATGGCAGTGTTGCCTTTGCTAGGTCGTGCATCTCTGCTGGCATGCTCATCTCTATGTACATCAGGCATTGGGGGTAATAAGTTTTTTCCGCCGCATTTTTCATTATCGACCTGAACAAGTCCGGTTTCATTTGAACTCCAGCAGCTCTCGCATCAACATTATTCCGGTGGCGATGTCGGTGGTGATGGTGGACTCATCATCCAACGCATGCGAACCCACATCAGATAGCCTAAATACAAAGCGGATAGGCTGGCGGTCATGCTTGTAAATCAGTACAGGCACGAACTTACCTTTAGCTGACTCACAGCACTGGCTCCACCATTCCGGCTTGTGCCAATGACCACTGGCGTAGCGCTTGCACTCGATCCTTAAGTTATTAAACTCGATGTCAGCCCTGCCTTTTTCCTGATACTGATCGAGTACCCTCTTCAGGTGGCTTGCACACTCCCCAAACTCATCCTGAAAAATGCGAATCATATCCCGCTCAAAAGCGTGGCCCTTCGTTCTTCCATTAATCATTGCGGGGATCATCTCCCATGCTGAATCGGGTGTACCAAATAGACTTGAGCTTGTCTTGCTCGGCGGTGTTATCTATCTTTTTGCCTTGTCTCCACTGGTACTTGAACGCGGTGATCTCAGCCCATTCCTCCACTCGCTGCTTGCCATACAACTGAGTCATCACATCAATACACTCAACGCCATCGGCTTGGACATAATGGCTCGGTGTATTCACATTCTGCTCGACGTTATCCCAAGGCTCTAAGCCAGTCTTAACTGTGGATTCGATGGCTGGTATTTGTTCGCGCAACCTGTTCCAGTCGGCTGGAGTTGCGGCGTTAATCCCAGTTGAGGCGTTGTCTGGCCCAGTCGAGAAGCGACTGCTCGGTGCCGTATCTTTCTTCAAATCTTTTTTTGCTGGGGTGTCGCGATGTGAATAGCGCATTGTCTGATCCTTCTCTGTGGTGTTGATAGCAAAGCGGAATGGACTGCAAGTGACAGCCCTCCTTCACCTTGCCGTTCAAGTGATGTATTTCTGGGGGGCTTGAAACCCCCATATCCCTGAAGCAAATGACGCAACCCATTTCAGTAATTGCTGCCATCCATTTTTTTTCGTGGGCTGTTGCAGTTCTACTCTTCAATTATTCTGGGCCTGTCGGAGATCGTTCCGTTGCCATGCAGATAATCCACCGAAACATCAAAGAACCCCGCCAGCTTCCGCGTAATTAAATAGTTTGGCGACTTAGTCTTGCCATTGAGGAACCGATTAATCGTTGGCTGGGGCACCCCAGTCTTTCGGCTCAACTCGGTTTGACTCACGTTGAAATCTTTTAAAAGCTTTTGTAAATTGTTCATACGTACCCTCAATCGGTGTTGTAAATTCGGTTCTTTTCAAATCTTTGTGTCGCCATCTGGCTTTGCCAAATTTTAAACTCCATTTCACAAGCCATTAGTTCAGCCTTTGCTGCGGCTAGCTGACCCTTCGCGATGCCTCTTGCCATTCGAGCGTTGACCACTTCTGGATGCTCGTCGGCACTTCTCTCCTGAGCCGCATTGGTCTTATGACCCTGCACCTCGGCGATCACCTTCAACTGTGCAACCAACTTCTTTTCTTCAGCGTCAGATGCCGCTATGGCTCTCTCCGCCGTCGAGATTGCAAAGCCTGCTTGCCTGACGTTTTCTGCAAAATTTTCATTCTCAATCATTTTTAATTCCTAACGTCATAGTTAATATATTTGTGCGGCGATGAGCCTCGGCGCTCTTTGAACTGCATGGCATCGACATCAAACTCGAAGCCGATCTTGCCCTCGTACTGCCCGTTGCGATTTTTTAAAACCTCAAGGTAGCTATCCCATTGCTTGGCGTACTTCTCGTCAACCTCTTCCATCAGAATCTCAGCCTGAGCCACCGCTTCTTGTTTTCGTTTATTCTTAAAGATTGCGATGAATCCGTCAGCCAGATCGGTGATCGAGCCTGAGCCTTTGATGTCGTATTTATTTGGGGCTGTCATCTCTGACTCACCTTTTCGGACGTGGGTCACCAGAAAAATTGTCACGGGGAATGCCATCTTGAAGTTAACGAGCTGCTCAACGAACTTTTGCTGCCCCTCGTAGTCGTCCTGCCTGACCATGTTTGTCAGAGAGTCGATCACGAATACGTTGATGCCATATCGGCGATATGCGTACTCAAAACACTCCATCAGGTCTTTGGGTTTAGGGGTAAGCTTATCTACGAACAACCAAAGGTTGGGTGCCAGCCAATCAAGCAATGCTTTGCGGTAAGGTTTTGGTGGTGCCGAAACACCACCCGCCTGCTTCATCATTCGACCCAGTGTGGCGCGTGGCGGCATCTCCATGCTCGCGATCAATACTTTCTGACCCTGCTGCACTGCGTTCAGGCAGAGCTGACCAAGCCATAGAGATTTGCCGTGTCCGTTAATGCCGGCAACACCCCAAAGCTCTTGAGGCCTAAAGCGAATATCTTCCTCATCTAACTTGGCCCAGCCGGAGCCAAACCCTGAGGTATCTTCATCGGCACTAAAAAACTGATCCAGATCATCTTCAAATTCCATAACGGATCGCAGCGTGGTCGGGTCTTTCCAGACAGCCTCTTCATAGGCCATGGCCAATATGGTACGGGCATCTGCGTAGGACTGCTTACCGCCCTGCAACATCTCGTTGATGTCTTTGTTCGGTAGGTTAATTCTGATGCAGCGGTCTCCCAGACGAGACATAATCTCGGCGGCGGCCAGCTCACCCTGCTCATCCATATCAGTGGCGATTAGGATGCGCTCGAACCTAGCCAAATTGTCGTACTCGTTTTCAATCCACTTGGTCTGCTTGGCTCCCTTGCCTCCACCGAACGGCACGCTCAGGGCGGGGTAACCCAGCTCACTACATGCAATGGCATCCCATTCGCCCTCCACTAGCCATACTTCTCTGGCATCAGCAGGCATGACACTCCAGCCAAAGAGAATCGGCTTCAGGTCTTTTTGGGTAGCTGGGTTGCCGTCATGGTTCATCGGCTTGGTCTTTAGGAACACCATCTCACCCGCGACGTCGTGGTATGGAAAGACAACGTCAGAACCTCTATGGCTAATCGTCTCGAAGATCTTCCACTTAAAGCATATCTCCCCTACATCCCTAAACCCTCTCCCTTCCATGTAGGTATGCAGGTTGGGTGACATGTCAGCCTTCTCAGGAAGTTGTGGTTTTTGGTAGGTCTTTTTTTCCACCGCGCTAAATTTTTTAGACGGCTTGCTGTCCCTGACATTGCAACGCTTCTTCGCCCAGTCCATTGCCTCAACAAGGGTCAAGCCCTGACAATGCATAATCAGGTCAAGCATGTCACCGCCTTCGCCTGTAGCAAAGTCCATGTACTTACCGGACTGCTCACCGTGAAGGTAGACCGACATTGACCTGCCCTTCTCGCCGCCGATAGACCCCACTTTATAGCAGCCTGATTCAATCTTGCCCTCGGGATAAAGCTCGGCACAAATGCCTGTTGCTTGATCGCCAAGGGCTTGTACTAATTCGCGGATCTCCATTATTTGATCGCTCCCAAAATGTCATCGTTTCGTTTTTTATTTTTAAACTGCTGAAGTGCAGCCCAGTCAGGATCGCCTATGCGCTGCCATGTACCTCGGGCAATGGCGTAAGACACCAGCTCGCTTATATCAAAGCCAGCCTTAACCATGATCTCGAAGTCTTTTGTTTGTCGGGTGATAGCAACCTGCGACGGTGCCCGATTGTTTTTCTGCTTATGCTCCCACCACAACAGCCAAGACTGTTTAGGAACACCTGAAGGAGTTGAGCCGCTTAGTTGTTCTTTCCAATTTAGTTTTTCTTTAC